CAAGGTATAAACCGCCTTCCTGCCAGTCAAATCCATAGTGTTTACTACATCATCCGTTGAAGTAGGGCTTACAAGCACATTTTCAACCGGAATTTCTACATCTTCATAGATAGGATTGTCAAAGGGGTCTGTTCCTGTTTGTACTTTGTTTATAAGGGTTACTGTAATTCCTTTAAGTCTCGCCATAGAAATCAATCACCCCATATCTTTGCTTGCGTAAGCCTAATCTTGCAAGCTCGGATTTCTTAATAAACAATCCTCCACCTGGAACAAGGTAACTTCCCGACCAAGAGTAGCCCAAAGCGGATTGAGAGACTTGTGTCATCGGTTCATCTTCCGTTGATGTGAGCAAGGTTCGGGCAATGATGTCCACTACCACGGATTTGACTACGTTGGCATACGCCGGATTTTCCGCTACCATTTCATCTAAATCCTTGCCTACTCTTTTCGCTTCTTCTCTCAAAGTATCGGATACCACAGGCAGGAGAGCATAAGCTCTTTCAGTTTCTGCGGGTGTCATAGATCTCCATAAATCTGTTATATCTTCAATGGTTGCAAAGTCCGCCATAGCCTCCTCCTTTCTTAAAAGAAAAGGGGCTATCACTGGATAGCCCCAATCATTAATTAGACTTAATGTCGTTGGCTTCAAGGGCTTTGGTTACGGCTCCTTTTACTACTGCGCCGGTTGCGGCTACAGACTCAACGATTGCGATTTTCTCACCGACATGGGCAACAATGTCTGCACCCTCGGTGTAGTCGCGCCATCCGTCTACTCCGTCCTCAACGATGACACCCTTGCGCGGTACGGTGCCATTGGTCTTGATTAGGTACTTGTTGCCTACGCCCAGAGCCTCGGTAACGGTGATTTTGGTTGTGCCTGCTGTGGAGCCTTTTGCAACTGTAAGGGTAAGCGGATCAGCAGGTTCCTCGGCGATTATTCTTGAGAAAGCAGCACCGTCAAGGATACCCCACCCCAGATAGAGTTCGCAGCGCAAATATACTTGGTTATGTCCTTTCAGGTCGCCCGCTTCTGCGTCGTTGTCAGGGTTACCATATTCAATTACCTCAAGCGGAATCTCTTTAGCATAACCCCATTTGAACGCGTTTGCGAAATCACCAACATAGGCGAGGCCGCGTTCTCCACTCATATCAGAAACAGTCTTGTTAATGTCGGTTCTTACTCCATTGATTGTTTCAGGATTCGCTCCCCAGGCCAATTCGGGATACTTTTTGACACCGTTTACCGTTTCGGCGGCCAAAGAGCTGGCAAAAGCAGGAGCCATAATTAATCCGTTTACCTCATAGCCTGCTGCCTGGACCTGAGCGACTGCCGCCTCAATATTGTCATCCGGTGTCGGGTTGGCTGATGAATAAGGCACCGTCTGGGTTACCGCAGTATCAAAGTTGTTGTTACCGATAACGGTTGATGCAAGACCGGTCCGGGGGTTGACGCCATGCAGGGCCATAAGGTCTAATCCGCGAGCTGCTTTCTTTGCAAAGCCTTCGTTGAACGCCTTGAGGATATTGATTTTTTCCTCCTCGGCCGCATACATAAATTCATCGGACACTCTTGCCCCATATTCGATTTTAATGGGCACAATAGTTACTGGTGCTACTGTGACACCGCCATGAGATTTTGCTCCGCTTTCCGCGACAACATCTACCTCTTTGTCCATTGAGAACGTAAACTCTTTATTGCCGTTAAATGCAACTGGTATTTGCGGTGCTAGTTTAGCTAATGAGCTGTGCCCCTTAACTTTGTTGATTAAATCGCCTACTAATTGTGGGTCGAATAATGTTCCTCTTTCCAAAGCCATAATTTCATTCTCCTTTCAAACCTGATAATAATTTTTTATAAGGGTCATCATCTTTATTGGGTTCTGTATCTTTTAAAGGTAATGGTTGTTTTCTTGCTACTAAAGACGACAACATCTCTGCATCCTTCTTTATTTCTTCTTCTGTTTCTCCTGTTAATCTGCTTGCAAGCTCTATAGGTATGCCGGCTTCAACAGCTATGCGATACTTGAGGTTTTTAAGTTCATATTCTTTGATAAGACTATCTTTCTCAGCAAGCTGATCTTTGTATCCTTTGTATTCCTCTACAGCGGTTTCTAATTCGCTGATAGTGCTTTTCAGCTTCTCATTTTCCTCTTTAATCTCGTCATAATCCTGTGTTTTAGCTGATTGTATAGCTTTACCATGTTCTTTCATGATCTGGTCGATAACCTCTTTTTCAAGTCCTAATTTTTCTAAAAATTCTCTTGTCATATTAATCCCCTTTCGTTTTGTTTTACGTGGCAACGCCCACGATAGGCCGGATGAGTTTAACGACTTCCCAGGTCGATTTATGGAATAAAAAATAGTAGCTAACGTATGCTACCAACGAGACGTAAGGCCACCTCCTTATATTATAGGGCGCCTGCTATACTTTCTTTCTTCATCTACATATATAACTTCTAATTCCTCATTAGCGGAGTTTTCTCTATGTTCTTCCCCTGCGACATCAAGTACATAGATG